GTTTGGGATTCAGAAGAACTTTGAGTTCATACCTGAAAGAATCAAAGAATCTCGCAAAGAGTACGAAAAAGAGTTACTTCAGCCATATCGTCAAGGGGAATTCTCAAAAGAATACAGAGATGCCTACCCAAAGATTGCGAAAGATATGGTCAAAGAAGGAGTCATAACGCAGAAGCAACACGATAACGCTAAGGAAGTATGGTACGGAGATAATAAATGAAAAAAATAAGTATTTTAAAAGGAGAATTATCTAGGCTTGAAAACATAATTGAAAACTATATAGAAAATAAAGATTTAGTAATGATTGGCTTAGGACACATCGAAAAGATAAGAAATTTAATAATAGATGAATCAGAAGAAGAATCAAAATACGAAATAATGCAGAGACTCTCAAGAGAAGCAGGAAAAGAAATTAGTGATTATTATAGTAAACCTAAGATAGAGAAGTTAGATAGAGACACAAGAAACTTTTGGGATATTGTCATGCAACTAAACAAAGTAATAGAGTTATTAAATAATAAAGGAGATCTATGAACGAACCAATAAAAGGTACACCACCAAAATACACACTGCAGCAACTGCAACAATACATAGGGTTGAGTGAAATATTTAGAGGTAAGACAGAAAGTGTTGAAGTTTCCGAAGAAGTAGTTACTTGGTACTTTGCTCAGATTAAACAGGTAGCAAAGAATCTAAACATAGCGACAACCAAGAATCACAAGGATGCTATGTATCTAGGAGTAAAGCTAAATGCAAGCACTAAGTAAATACATATTACTAAGAGTTAAGCCACCCAAAGAGAAAACTAGGGCAGGAATAGTCATACCAGAGGAGAAAACTAATTACTTTACTGGAGTAGTAGAATCTGTCGGTGTGGATATTAAAGAAGATTTAGTGGGGAAAACTATTTTATTCTCTCCAAATAAGATGCACATATCAATTAAAGACGAAGAAGATGTATTGTGTATAATTCATGGGGACAATGCACTACTACTAAAATGAAAGCAATTAAACTCAACGCAATAATATCTGGATTTAGAGGTTTATCAGATGGTGCATTAAGCTTAACAGTTCATACACCAGAGTTAAGACCAGATCAAAAAGTAGTCTTTATGGAACTACAAAATCAGAATATTGATATGCTCATAGAACCAAGAGACGAACCAACAGAAGATATAGTAGAAGTAGATAAAGATGTAAACCAAAAGACACAGGCACAACGATTAAGAGCTGTACTGTTTATCTATTGGAAACAACAAGGAGAGAATGGAGATTTCAGAGATTTTTACCATAAGAAAATGGAACGATTCATCAACATAATTAAGGATAATTTAGAGTAAAACAAACGGGAGATAAACGGGTATGGCAAAGTCATCAACATCATTTAAAAAAGGCAATAAGTTTGGTAAAGGTGCTCCTAAAAAAGAATGGACTATGGCTAGTCTTATCAGAGAAGCAACAGAAGAAGAAGATAAGAACGGAATCCCTAAGAAGAAACTAATTGCAAGAAAACTAACATCAATGTCGGTTGCTGGTGATATTACAGCTATGAAAGAACTTAACAATAGATTAGATGGTATGTCTGTTCAAAAGAATATTCTAGCTGGTGACGAAGATAATCCAATATCAATAGATGTTGCTGGAGTTTTAAATAAAGTATATGGAAAATCTAAATCCGATAGCTCTGGAGGAGTGTCTAAGGACAGCTAAAAAATGTGGTGTTCCAAGAGATCAAGCAAAGGGCTTACTACAAGTCGGTTATATTCCTTTACCCTGGCAATGGAGATTTCACGCTGCAGCTAGAGAAGCTGATAAAAAAGGTGGTCCAGTAAATATAGGATTGGGTGGTGCTAGAGGTCCAGGTAAATCTCATGCAGTTTTATCTCAAGTGGCACTAGATGATTGTCAAAGAGTAGCAAACCTTAAAGTTTTATTTCTAAGACAAACAGGAATCTCAGCAAAAGAATCATTTGATGACTTAGTTAATAAAGTTGTTGTTGGTCATGTTAAACACACTAAAACAGGAACGCTTTTAAAGGTAGGTAAAAAAGGTAAGATTCTATTGGGAGGATTTAAAGATTCAAGAGATATTGACAAGTATGTTGGTATTGAGTACGACATTATTATTGTTGAGGAACTTAACCAGATTATTGAGGATAAATTAGTCAAATTAGAGGGATCACTTCGTACTAGCAAGAAGAATTGGAGACCAAGACTATATGCCTCATTTAATCCAGGTGGTATAGGTCACGCATTTGTTAGAGATAGATTCATTATTCCCAATCGTGAGAAAAAAGAGACTAAGACAAGGTTTATCGGATCTACTTATAAAGATAACCCATATCTTAATGAAGAATATATTGATTATCTTGAGGGATTAACAGGAGATTTGGGTAAGGCTTGGAGAGAGGGAGAATGGGAAATATTTGCTGGTCAGGTATTTACAGAATGGAGACAAAGAATTCATGTAATCAAACCAGTTTTGCCAGCAGATAGTAGTAATGATGTCCTGTGGATGGATTGGGGTTATGCTAGAACAAGTGCGTTTGCAGCAACTTTAAATGCAGTTCTTGATGAAAAAACAGAAGATGGACAAAAATACAAACAGATAGTCACGTTCAAAGAGTGGTATGGAAATTTAACATCACCTAGAGAATGGGCTAGAATTATCTATGATAGTTGTTTAAAAATGGGGAGAAGTCCTAGATATTGTGACGCAGATCCATCTATATTCTCAACTCAAACAGGTGGAAACTCAATAGCACAGATTATAGAGAAGGAATGGAAGCGATTAAATGGTGATAAGAATTGGTGTAGAATTAGGAGAGGTAGCAATTCAGGTAGAAACAGCAGAGTTAATAGAGTTGGTATGATGCACGAGTGGTTATCAATCAATCCTATAACTAAGATGCCATATTGGGTGGCAACAGAGAATTGCTCTAATTTTATAAGGACTATACCAATGTTGATACACGATGAACATTTAGTTGAAGCCTATGATACTGGAGGAGATGACCACATGGCAGATCAAGCATCTTATGGATTAGAAAATGTAAGATTTACAGCAATTAAACCTGGAAGCTACTCTGCTATCAAAACTGATAAAAAAGAACCACTACCAACTGATACTAGAGGTATGCCTATTATTAACCCAGCAAAGTTCTTTGGGAAGGTTAGTTAATGTCGATTAAAACAGAGTCTATAAAAAGAGTAATGAGAATTGAGGGTAGAGTTGCCGATAAATTCTCTATTATTTTAACAGCTAGTAATGATGCAAGGGCAATTCATTGTATATCTTGTGGTAAGTTTATGCTTTATCATCAACATAGAATTTTGGCAGTTGTTGAGGACGATATGAGTCATGTTTTACATGCAGCTCCTTTTCAGATACAATGTCACCACTGCGGTAATATAATGGAACTTCTTGTGATATAATTTAACAACAGGATACTAACATCCACCCATTTGAGGTGGTATTTTTTTATATTATGATAGAACAACTCCCCAAAATAACAGATGAGCTACTTGTACAACCAAGCGAGGTTATCGACCCATTACATTTAGATCTAGACCAAGATCAAATACTAAAGGCTTTAAAAAGTAATATAAGAGCATCTATAACTTTCTACAAAAGTAGAGATCTATACGCTAAACAAGAGAAGAATGTTAAATATTACTTAGGGGATCAAAAAGCTTACAACGCATCAAACAAATCAAAAGAATACAAAGAGAACGTAATTTACGAGGGTGTATCTAGGCAAAAACCTATTGAGTTGTCACGCCTCCCTGATCTTACTGTTAAACCAGGAAACGACACTGCTGAATCAAAAGAAACAGCAACTAAAATATCAGAGGTTATCAACAGCGATGTTAGACAGCGTAAAAACAGAAAACTATTAGGGCTAGCAATTAAACAAGAGCCACTATATTACTTCTCAGTAATCAAGGCACGATGGAATCCAGAGATAGGAATGTTTGGAGATTATGAGTTTGTCTCAGTACATCCTAATAATATCGTATGGGATCATTTAGTACCAGACAATAACGTCAATGATATGAGATTTGTTGCAGAGAAGCAAGAGATTTCACTTAAAGAGTTGATAATGATGTTCCCAGATAAAGAGGACGAGATTAAAACAGAGTATGGCTGGTTAAGTGTTGAAGATAAAGGGGCAGACGAGAAAATGGCTTCACCTGTTAATGTTTGGGAGATATGGTTTCACTGGTACAAGATGAATGGTAAGGAAACAGAGAGAGTTGATGGAGTAATGTGGGTTTATAAACAACTAGCCCTTAAACAGATGAGGAATCCTTACTTTGATTATCAGGGACGTAAAAAGACCTTTAGTATGCAAATGGAGGAAAAAGAGGGAAAGACTATCGATGACATTCTATTACAAATAAGTGTTGAGAGAGGTGCAGATCAAGAAGAATCACCTACTATATACAGCAATTACTTCAAAGACCCAGAGAAGCCTTACTTCTTTATGGTCTACGAGAACATGGGACTTCAACCTATTGGCGAGACTTCAAGAATAGAACAGGTGTTACCATTCCAGGATTCTATAAACGCTTCTGGTGCAATTATTCAAGACATGAATGTTAGGTCAAGAGGTAAAGATATATTTGACACTAACGCAATAGACCAGAACACGCTTGATAGTGTTGATATTTATGATGTAGATCAAGTGTTGGGAATTAACGTACCTCAAGGTCAATCAATAAATAACGTACACAGTAGAATAGAACAAAAGCCTGCAACAGCTCAACAGTATAGATCAATGCAAGAGGATAGACAAAAAGCCTTTGAAATGATTGGTGTTGGTGCTACGACTAGAGGATTAAACGAACCAGACTCTACATTAGGCGAGAGTCAGATGGCACGAGAGGCAGACTATGGAGTTATTGACGATATAGTCGAGGACACAATTAACGCTGTAGCTGAATGGCAATCACGTTGGTCAATGCAGTTTATGAGGCTATTCTACACAGAACCTCACATGAGGAACTTACTGGGTAAAGATGGAGAGACGCTACACATTAAAATCACACAGGATATGATTGATGATGGTATGGAGGCTGTCGTTAGTGCATCAGGTGTAGATAAGATGATGCGTAAACGTATGGCTATGGAAGCGATGAAGATGGGTATTAGTGACCCTCTTTCTTATTATGAAGATGTTGAGGCTTCTAACCCTAAAGAGAGAGCACTTAGAGCAATGATGGCTATGAACGCTCCCCAGATGTATATGGAAAAGTATTTAATGGATAAGCCAACACCAGAAGAAGCAGGACCAGCAACTCAAGAAGCTTTACAAGCATCGCCAGGAGGAGAAAATCCAATGCCTATGACACCACCAGTAGAAGCAGGTCAACCTATGGGCGGTGGTAATCCATATACAAAGAATACTTAGTGGATGTGATATAATCAGGTTATGACTGACACAACCACCCCTGTTCTCGACACAAAAGAGCGAGAAGAACTCAAAAATGAAATTAAAGCAGAAGCTGTTAGAGAGGCTCAAGAGGCACTTATCAGTAATATTTCTGGTAAAAAAGCAGACTTCTCATGGGAAGAAAAAGGCAAGAAAGCTCCTAATGACTATAACGAGTTATTTGCAGAGTCTGATAGACGAGCAGAGGAGAAGATAAATAACTTTAAAGAGGAAATGAAAGCAGAAGAAGATGCTAAGGAACAAGCTAAGTTAGATGCAGACGATGCTAAGCGTAAAAGTGATACTGAGGCTATTGAAGAAAAACGTCAGACATTTGATAAAGAATGGTATGAGTTGGTTAAGGAAGATAAGCTACCTAATGTAGCAGAAGAATTACAAGTCAGAATTAACAAGGGCGAGAAACTAAGCAAAGAAGAAATCATGGCAGATGATGGACTCAAGGCAAGATTAGATCTAGCAGATATGGTACAAAAGACTGGTAAGTCAGCTAAACTAGCTTTTTACGAGGATTTCAGTAAAAAAGACCAACCAGGTAAAGATGCACCAGTGTTAGGAGGCAGACCTAGAGCACCTCAAACAGAGTCAAAAGAACTAACGAGAGAAGAAGTTGTTGAGAATAGAAAAAAGGTCTTTGGTTGGTAATCAAAAGTGTGTTATAATAAATTTGTAGGATAAATATATCCACCCATTTGGGTGGTTTTTTTTTATCAGTAGTAATATATAAAGGAGAAAATATGGCAGATGGATCGCTAACACCAAGCAGAAGTGCTGTCGGTTCTAATGTATCCAATTTCTCTACAGCAAAGGCAGCAGCCACAGTTGTAGACGGAATTCTAAACTATCCAATGTTGATGTCCAGATTGCTTTACAAAGGTAAAGCTTTCAGTGGCAGTGGCAGAGGTGAAGAACCAACCATCATTAAAGATGTAAAAATAAGTGGAAGATCACAATTTCAGTGGTTTGATGGGCTAGACACATTAAATTCTAGTGCCGAGAACGTAGTAGTTCAGTTGCAATTCAACGATGCACACGCAAGTATGCCTATGGTTGAAATCATGACTGACTCTTTCGCAAGAGAGGGAGATGGAGAAGATGTTGATTACCCAGCATTTGAGTATGAAGATGCACTAAATGAAACAGTCGAAGGACTTTCAAGAGCATTATTTGATACTTCTGGAGCAGCAGATCAGCCACTTTCATTAGAGGAAGTTGTTGATGATGGAACAAATTTGGCTACCTATGGTGGTCAGACAAGATCAAGCTATGATAGCTTAGATTCAACTGTTACCGCCTCAGGTGGAACAATGACTCTAGCTAAACTAGCAACTCTCGTATCTACTATTAGCGATACTGGTCCAAAAGAAAGACCAACTGTTGCTTGTACGACTGATACGATTGCAGATCTTTATGAGCAGTTCTTAACCCCAACTGTTTCAAGAGAGTACAAACAAATGTCAATGAGTGGAATGCACCCAATGGCAGTTGAAGCTCCAAGCATGGGTCAAGGATTTGGTGGAGTTAATACCTATTCAGGTATTCCTATCATCAGAGACAAACACTCAACAAGTGGAACTCTGTATATGTTGAACGAGAACTACCTACATTGGTCTGGTAGAACAAGAGTACCAAAAAGCTTTAAGGAATTCGTTAGCCCAGTTAAACTAGGAAAAGGCAAAGTTGTAGAAGGTCAAGCATCAGCTAACCCAAGTAACTATCATGGCTTCTTCTATCAAGCAAAGCAAATGATGCCTAATCAAGCTGGTATTATCTCAAGATTCTATCTGTTCGGACAACTATGGTCAGATCAGCCAAGAAGACAGGGTAAACTAGAGTCAATTACAGGCGTATAAAATATAAAATAATATTATGAGAGCCTAGCGGTCCTCATAAGAAAGGAACTTATGGCATTAACAGGAGCAGTCATGCTATCTTCTACTGATATCTATTCAAATGATTCGGTTAGAAAACATGCTATCGGTGCACAAGGATGCGACAAGTATGGAGATTTATATCGCTATGCTCAACTCGCCTCAGATGTATCCGCAGGGTATTTAGTAACATCTCTATCAAGAGAAGCTAATCATCAAGACATTGTGCTAGCCGCAGCAGCAGCTAAGGGAGACTACAAAGTTTCCGTAACTGTAGGTGCAACAGCAGTAGACGCTGACGAATACGTTGGTGGATATATGTGTTTTAATGATAACTCTCCAGAGGGAGAATGGTACAGAATTGCAAGTCACGAATCCTCAACAGGTTCAGAAGATGTCGCTTTCTATTTAGAAAGACCATTATTAACAGCAGGAACTACCGCATCTCAGGTATCTATAACTCGCAACACATGGATGAAACCAGCAGTGTCTCAGCTTATCGCTGAAGCAGCCGCAGGTGTTGTAGTCGTAGATGTTGATTACTCGGACAAACCATACACTTGGCTAAAAACCAAAGGTGTCTGTCCAGTATTATGTGACGGAACTATCACAGTTGGCTATATGGTCACTATTTCTAATGCAACCAATGGTTGTGTTGGACTTTTTAGCGATGTAGACGCTGAAAAACCAGTTGGTCAAATGGATCAAGCTGGAGTATCTAGTGAATTCAACGCATGTAATCTTTGCATAGATTAGTTAGCAACCAAGCCCCCTTTACGGAGGGGGTCAGGATGCCAATTAGGCATACGCCTTTTACCCCGTTGATGGGGGAGGGAAAAATACAAAGGAGAAGATATGGCAATAAATTTAGAGGAAATTGTTAGAGGTCTTAAATACCAAGATGAATTGGTAACTGATAAGAACATTGAAACCAGTGGAACGATCACTGCTTCAAACATTACTACTACAACTGATACTTTTGAAGTTGCAGCCACTTTTGAAGATGCTGTTACCGTTGAAGGTCAGCTTGATACGCTAAACCCAGTTTTACAACAAACTATTACCAATATTGATGCTCAAAATGCAACACCAACTATTGCTAATATCTTAGGTGGTATTGTTATTCATACATCAGTCACTGGTGCAGGAACAGCAACTGTTCCAACTGGAACGGCTATGAGTGCAGGAGTAGACTCAGTAGCAGTCGGTTCTACAATTGAGTGGTTATATTACAACGATGGCAACCAAACAGTTACTATCACTGCCGCAGCAGGTCATACCTTAGTTGGTGGAACAGCAGCAGTTACAACTGGCAAACACATGAAACTTGTTAGTGTAAATACCGCAGCTAATACTTGGGTCACTTATTTAGAGACTTTAATGTAATATGTATACACATAAAATAGTATTTAAAGCAGGGGATGGGAGTCAGTATCTAAACGCAGATATTGGCATTGTTGACGGAGAACTTATTTATAAGTTTACTGGCACATCCCAACCCTTGTCTGATAATCTAATAGACGATTTTAGAGATTTTTCAAATCTTATTAAAGATATAGCAATAGAATATAAAGGAATTAAAGAAATCTCAGTAAAGGAAATATAACATGGCAATAACAGACACATTCAGACGAGACGCTAATGGTGTTCCTATCTGGACAGATGGTATAACATCAAAGAAAAGTATTACTTTTGCAGGTGCTACAGCAGATGCTTGGGGTAATGATGGAGGTGCTTTAGATGGTGCTGCTATTTTTACTGTAACAGGAATGGTTAAACTACAGTTAGTCGCAGAATGTACAACTAGCTTAACTGGTGCAGGAGCAACAATTGAGGTTGGTATCACAGGTGATACGGCTATCTATATTCCAATAGAGACATCAACTCAAGTGGATGCAGGACAGATTTTACTTAACGATGCAGCCAACGCTACTTATGCAATCATAGGTGGTGAAACAGCAGCGGCAGGTAATCTTCCTCTTTATTTACTAAATGGAAACGACATCATAATTACTTTTAAGACAGCAGACACAGAAGCTGGAGTATTAGACTTTTACTGTATCTGGACTCCAATCAGTGATGATGGAAGCGTAACCGCATCTAGCAACTAAGGTTGTGATATAATGTCCATACTATGGAAATATGGAAAGACATTGAGAATTTTAATAACTTATACCAAGTAAGTAACTTTGGTAATATCAATAGTATTAGAAGAAGTCATCTTTTAATGGGCGTTGGTAATTCTAGGAAAACAAATTGGTATCTACGAGTAAATCTTGTTAAAGATAAAAAAATTAGGTGTAAGTATATACACAGACTTGTGGCTAAAGCATTTATCCAAAATCCAGAAAATAAGCCTTGTGTTAATCACAAAGACGGAAATAAGATTAACAATCATGTCGATAATCTAGAGTGGGTTACCCACAAAGAAAACACTAGGCACGCGTGGAAAAATGGATTGATGGAAAATGCTAGAGTTGCTCTTAAAAATAATGTCGGAATTATTGGAGAAAGAAATCATAATTCTAAGTTATTAGAAAAAGATGTTTTAGAGATTAGGAAAAAATATAATCCTGGGAGCAGGTGGAGTCCTGGAGTTAGTATATATGACTTGGCTGACGAATACGGGGTTAGTAAATCAAAGATTTACCAGATAATATGTAGGCAGTGTTGGAAACATATATAACATGTGTTAAAATATATGTTATGGATGTAGTCGATATAGAGCGTAAGAACATTGCAGAGAGCAAGGAAACTGCTCTAATTTACAACCCTTTAAAGAAAGACTTTATTTGTCAGTATGATAGAAAATCATACACAGTTCCATCAAAAGAAATAAAAAAGTTTAACAAAACTATTGCAAAACACATAGGCAAACATTTAGTTGATGCCTATTTAAACACAAAGAAAGAAAACTATCCTCGCTCAAAAGCGGAGAGTGTTGTATTTACTGATGACTGATAAATTACCAGAATTACAAGCTATTAACTATATTAAGCAATATATTAAAACGATTGAAAACGACAGAAACAGGCTTGA